AAACACTATAGTATGAATAAAATCCAGTCAACCGAGTTCATCTTCGATGCTGGTCATGGCGAAGGCTTCTGCCTAGGCAACATTATAAAGTATGCCCAACGCTATGGAAAGAAAGATGGAAGAAACGAGCAGGACTTATTAAAGATTCTGCATTATGCAATCATATTACTAGGGGTAGAAATTGAGAATAAAGAAACACGAGAACTTATCCGAAGCGAATATAAATAAAGTAATAGAATTACTAGACGCTGATAAGCCAATCACAAAGAAAGAAGCGTGTGGCATGTTAAACATTGCCTATAACACTACAAGATTAACAAAAATCATAGTTGAACATAACGAAACTATGTCGTTCCGTGCTAGAAGAAAGGCACAGAACAAAGGAAAAGGGGCAGACCCAGTAGAGATAAAACAGACAGTACAAATGTACTTAGACGGATTTAATGTCTCTGATATAGCTAAGTCGTTATATCGTTCACCTGCCTTTATAAAAGGAATTATAGAAAGACTAGGAGTGCCTCAGAAACTCTCCATGACTGACTACGACGGAAGAAGAAACGCAATCTTGCCAGACCAATGTATGGCAGAGGAGTTTGAAATCGGAGAAAAAGTTTGGTGTATTCATCAGAATTATCCAGCTTATATCCAAAGAGAAGTACGACCTGAAGAAGCAGAAGCAAGGGGTTACAAGTTATACTTAGTTTACACTATAGAGTGTACTGACTTAAGTAAAACTTTTCATCCTAACTTAACGTTTGCAGGGAAGTACTACCCACTACCGACATACTCGCTCGGTAGTTTAAAACATTTACAACAATATTTGTAAAGAACTCAATAAAATGAGCATAAGGAAAACATATGGATTATTTAATAGCCTTTTGGCTGTCTGCATGGCTCATAGTAATTTGGAAGTTGGTTATACCTGCTTTTGCAATTGCTACGTTATCAGATAAAGACAATGCTGTCCTTAAGCATAAAAAATCAGTTATGGTACTAGTGTCAATATTGGCAATACCATTAACACCATTATTAATGTTTGCAGCATTTGATGTAGGGAAACATAGAGAGAGGTTTATTAGGAACTTTGTTATAGGATTATTAGGATGAGCAATTATAGAGATAGATTAGTTAATGCACTCGTAAAGTTTTACGAAGGTTGCATTGAAGCACACAAAATGAATATAGAAGTGCTGTTAGGTTCGCATGTCGGACTGGCGGAGCATGGAGATATTATAGAAACGCTTGATAAAGAAGTTGAAAAACTAGCTGGATTGGAAGACAAGCTATCTTCTCTAAAGAGGAATTTTAAATGACACACAACAGAATTGACTGTGCAATAAAATTAAAAGCTTTACTTGATAAGTTGGACAGCTTAGAAGAGATGTCCCCTAAACAAAGAGAACACGCAATAGATGATTGCAAAGCATTAGCAAAGGAGCTTAGTTATGAGTCAGAATTTATTTCTGGAATCTGCTAAGATCAAGATAGGGGTTATAAGAAATCCCTTCGAGAGAGCAGTAACGGAATATCAGAACAGTCTAAACTACATAGGCTTAGATATTTGGTTGCACAGCAATGTTATGCAAAGTCAGAAAGAAATATATAAGGATTGTAATATTTTAATACGACTAGAAGATTGGAAACATGAACTAGAGGAATTAGAATTACCTGTGGAAGATACATCAGTTTTAGACAACTTATTTGTAGCACCTATGTGGAAGCAGTGGTATACATTGAAGAGTAGAACTAGTGTTGCTGACCTGTATAAGGAAGATATTATAACTTTCGGATATACCTTATAAAATTTAGTTCTTGACTAATGCTTAAACTTTTAGTATAATATATTTATATTAAGGAAATAAGCAATGAGCGACAGGTTTTACACACAAATGCTAGACGCCACAGGATGGTGTCCAGGTTACCGTAATACTCAAACTCTTGCCGAATATAGACAAAAATACACATCATTAAGAAGGAAAAGAAAAATGGCTTGGACAGACGAATTAAAAGCTCAGGCAGTAGAGATGTATACTGCAGAGGAACCTACTCCTGACACAAGTATGGAAATTGTTAAAATGATTGCTGATGACATAGACGAGAGTCCGAATGGAGTCAGAATGATATTAACAAAAGCTGGAGTTTATGTAAAGAAAACTCCTGCAACTGGAACTAAATCTACTGGAACTGGTGGCGGTACTAGAGTATCTGTCGCAGGTGCACAGGACACGCTTACTAATGCTATTAGTGATGCAGGTAAAGAGCCAGATGCAGCAATTATCAGTAAGCTTACTGGTAAGGCAGCTCAGTATTTCGCACAGTTAATTAACGAACTGAACGACTAACTTTACCCCTTGAAGCAACTCAGTCTGTTCGCAGGCTGGGTCTTCTTTTATCTTATATAATCACCTTGCAAGACGATACCATAGTTGGGACGCTAAAGGACTTTAACAACCCACAAGGAAACGCATGAAGAAAGATGACTTTATAAAGAATGTAACTAATGCAGGCGATGCCATCATTACTTACCGTAGTCAAAATAGTCGCAGAATGAAATATAATGTCTGCACAATGGACTTCGATAATAAGCATATCCAGACTAAGAGGAATAGAGCTAAACCCAATGACGACCAAGTATTATTATTTTGTTGGGATTGTGATAGCTACAGACTTCTTGCTCCAGAGAATGTAACTTCTATAGTACCTTTAGCAGCGATACTGAAGAATGATAGAACTACATAATGCACCACCAGTATACGAGAAACTAATACATTACAATGAAGAAAAACACGAGAGAGTTTACCTTACTGTAAATAGTTTTCGCAATACTGAGTACTTACACATCAGGAAGTATTACCTAGACTTTGATGAAGAATGGAAGCCAACTAAGGACGGCATTGCTATACCAATAGACTTTAATAATAGCAAGGCGTTATTTGAGGGATTAGTTGAGATTCTATCTATCTCGGAAGTCAAAACTGTTCTTGAAACTCATTTCAAGGATGTATTAGACAAGATTTATCTATAACTCACAAAAATAATACTTGACATAAGCTCACAATTTCTGTATAATATATGTATGAATAAGACAGAATACCTAGAATATTGTAATCAAAAGTATACCGAAGGCAATCCCGTATTGCCAGACGAGGTTTATGATAGGCTTGTGGAGAATACTGCTCTAGAAAACAGAGTAGGCTATATCGAAGTAGGCGAACAAAGATTCCAACACCCCTTCCCAATGTATTCATTACAAAAAGTCTTCGTAGGCGAAGATGAAGAACCAAAATGGGATATCAACCAAACACAGATTATGACTGCCAAGCTGGACGGTGCTGCTGTGTCTATAACTTATGTAGACGGCGTACTGACACAGGCTCTTTCTCGTGGGGATGGTAAAGAGGGACTAGATATTACTGAAAAAGTTAGATGCATAGTACCAAATCAAATAGGATTGGATGGAGTAAGGCAGATTACTGGAGAAGTAGTTGCCCCTAAGACCATCCCAAACGCTAGAAATTATGCTAGTGGTGCATTGAATCTAAAAGACATAAAAGAATTCAAGTCCCGAGACTTAACCTTCATAGCTTATGGTGTACAACCACAGCCAACCGATAGTTGGACTGAAGATATGTTAGTTATTTCTCAAGAGGGACTTAACACAGTCACACAAAGTGATTATCGAGGATTTCCTCAGGACGGTAAAGTTGTAAGAGTCGACTCTAATATATATTTTGAAACGTTAGGCTACACATCACACCATCCTAGAGGAGCTTTCGCGTTAAAAACCAGGCAGGCAGGAGTAGTTACTCGATTGTTAGATGTTGAATGGAACGTCGGCAAATCAGGTGCTGTTTCACCAGTCGGAATACTTGAGCCTTGTGTAATAGGAGAAGCAACCGTATCTAGAGCAACTTTGCATAACATTGCATATATAGATGCGTTAGAACTAGAGATAGGTTGCAATGTAGAAGTAATTAGAAGTGGAGAAATAATCCCAAGAATAGTTAAAAGAGTATGATTTGTAAAATAACACATTATAATGAGTTAACTACTGATGAATTGTATCGTATAATCCAGTTAAGAATTGACGGATTTATTGTACAGAATAAAGTATGTTATCAAGACTTAGAAGATAAGTATGACAAACACCAATACTACATGATGTGGTATGTTGGCAACAAAATGGTGGGTGTCAATGCTTTATGCTATAAAAAGAGATTTAAAGGAGATGATGGAACCACGTATGAATATCCTGCGTTTCGTAGACAGGCATGGATGCCCGAATACAAAGGCGGATGTACTACCAGAGATTTAACTAAAGGTAAAGAGTTTTGTATGAAATATTATGGAAGTCCCAGAATGATGTTAGAGATAACATATGAGGGCGGAAAACAACCTTTCTTAGATTTTGGATTTAAAGAAGTAGGCACTAACATAGATAGTGCAGGTAGGACAAACTGGATATTTGTATATGAGCCCGATACTTATTAACATAGATGTCTCAGGCATCTGCAACGAAACATGTAATTACTGCCCTCGTAGTAGTGGTTATGAGAATGTAAAAGAGTATATGAGTTTAAGAGACTTCGGAAAGTTTATAGCTAGTTGCCACAGTTTCAAAGGAACTATTTGCTTTACAGGTAGAGGAGAGAACTCCTTGCATCCAGATTTTGGAGCATTAGTAAGGATGCTTCATCATGAGACTAGAACTTACAGAACAAGAATTTTAACTAATGGATATAAATTAGAACAAAAGATGCAATACTTTGACTTGTTTGATACACTTATAATTAATAGTTATAAGTCAGAAGAACAAATGGAAGAACGCAAAAAGATTATGCCTAGAGCAACACATAGATACTGGGATCAGAGTATGAAGCCCGAAGAATGGGGAGAGACTCCAATTCAAGTAGCAAACAGAAGTGATATTTATAATCGTATTGCGACAGATAGGTCAGCTATAAAAGAAGTATGTATTCTACCTTTAACTAAAGGATGGATTCATTGGGATGGTAGTATACAAATGTGTTGTAATGATTGGACAGACACAAATATATATGGGAATATTAAAGAAGATGACTTCTTTGATGTTTGGGAAAACAATCCTAAACTACAAGAACTAAAAGAACAGTTAGCAAAAGGTAATAGAGAACATAACCCAATCTGTGCAATGTGCAATAGATTACCTTCAAATAGAGACAAAAACAAAATAAAATGGCTGAAGAAATTAAAAGTAATGTAGACTCCGTAGTCAACCTTAGTGGTGGATTAGAGTGTGCTGCTGCCTTATGGTATGCAGTTGCGAAAGGTTACAATCCAGTTGCACTTCATCTATATAATAAAGAAGGTTGGGGCAACGTCGCTGACGCCCAACTTAAAGCTGCTCATAGACAAGCAAACTTAATGAAAGTAAGACTTCTAGTAGACGAGGCAAATATGCCTCAGCAAAACAGAAGCAACAATTACCCAGTCTTACAGCATCAATCAGCTATATCTACTTTGATAGTAGGTAACCCAAAAATTAAATGGAAAGCAATCATATGGGGAGCAAATGCAGATGACTCATGGCAACAGAGATTACAACTTAAGTTTCCATTTAGGTCATTAGCTTGTGGGTGGAGTAAGACGCTAGACCCACACGGACTAAAACCTCATCATGTGCTAAAGCTACCTACTAATGTATTTCCTTTCGAGTGGATGCAGAAGTCGGAGATAGTAGCCATGCTAATTCAGGCAAAGCCTGAGTTGTTAGAAATGATTTGGACATGCACTGGAGAGATAGTAGACAATAAACCTTGTGGAACTTGTACAAAATGTAGGGAACTTCATTATGCCAGAAAGGTTGCGTGGAAGTCAGTATACAAAAGACAAGAAGGAAATTTTAGAACATGAGCGGTGGAGTTTATAACAAAACCTTTTTTGAAAACCATCCTTGGGAAAAGGATAAAGAAGGAGTGCTTTATGGAGTAGTCCTAGTTAACAAGGCAACATGGGAAAGAGAAACAATAAAAGTAGGCATCGCAAAAGGGCGAACATTCAAAGATGTAGTAAAAAGAGGTCGAGGCTTTACCAATTACGACATCCGAATACAGAGGATTTGGACGGGGACGATATACGATTGCTGGAGATGGGAGCAGAAACTACACGAGAAATATGAATTGGACAGACATAAAACAGAGCATCACTTTGGCGGACATACCGAATGTTTTGCCATGGACTCAAAAATACTGGAGGACTTCCCCAAGAAGCATGAAATATTTAGGGATTAGTGAAGGCTTTCACGATGCCGGAGTGGCATTAGTAAACAATAATCAAATACTGTTTGCAAGTCATGCCGAGAGGTATACTAGAGTTAAGAATGATAGGTTTGTACCTCATGAGTTAAAGTATCCTCATGATGTCAGCGTATTCTATGAAGATACTAACCTAAAGAATTTAAGAAGATTAAAGAATGGACAACGAGCAACTCTAAATGGGCATAGTTATGATAAGTATGTAGGACACCATGAGAGTCATATGGCAGCAGGATATTATACTGCTCCTTTTAAAGATGACGTAGTATGCGTTGTAATAGATGCAATCGGTGAATATGATACAGCAAGTATTTGGAAAGATGGTGAGAAAGTATGGAGCAAAACATACCCAGACTCATTGGGATTATTTTATAGTGCTATCACGAAACGCATAGGATTAAAACCAAACGAAGATGAATATATAACAATGGGTATGGCAGCGTATGGAACGCCCTGTGTAGATATGGGAGACATAATGCACACAAATCTGCATAAAGGAATACCACTAAAGAAATGGTATTGGAACACACCTGAAGACATAGCCGCTTCAGCACAGTTGTTTATAGAAAGCGAGATACTAGATATCATGAGCGAGGCTAGAAAGTACGGAAGTAAATTAGTTTACGGAGGTGGAGTAGCATTAAACTGCGTGGCAAATTCAAAAGTAAGACCATTGTTTGATGATATGTGGATATTTCCAAGCCCAGGAGATGCTGGGAGTTCGCTAGGAGCAATCTTAGCGTATACAAAGCAAAGAATAGAATATAAAGATTGCTTTCATGGGTATAATATAGAACAAGAAATAAACCCCTTGAAGGTAGTACGAGAATTATTAAATAATAAAGTAGTAGGAGTAGCAAATGGAAAAGCAGAATTTGGGCCTCGTGCACTTGGTAATAGGAGTCTGCTTGGTGATGTGCGTTACGACATTAAAGATACAGTTAATGCCATTAAACGCAGACAGAAGTTTCGCCCTTTCGCACCAGCGATTTTGGAGGAGTTTGTAGATGAATACTTTGAAGGATACACTAATGAGTATATGCAGTTCACTTCTCAGGCTAAGCATGATTTTAACTCGGTCACGCACGTCGATGGAAGTGCCAGAGTCCAAGTCGTTAGAGCTAACTCTAAGTCAGCATTACGACCTATTTTAGAAGAATACTATGAAGTTACCAAAGTGCCGATGTTGTTAAATACAAGTTTAAATATAAAAGGACAACCTATGGTTAATACCTGGGAGGAAGCACTAAGCTTTCAAGAAAAGTATGGAGTAAAAGTATTTTGATTTATTGGAATGGATGTAGCTTTGTACAGGGAATGGAAGTCGAAAAGATTAGAGACCAGTTCGTATCGTTAGTTTCTGAGGAGTTTAATCAGAAGTGGATTAGACATTCTAAAGTTGGAGGAAGCAATGATAGAATACATAGATGTGTTATAGATGATTTCTGTAACGACAGTAAAGGTGTGTTAGGTTCTCTCGGTCCTACCAATAATAGAACTACTAATGTTATATCTTATGATCCCGAGGGACATAAAGTAGATTTAGCTATTATACTTTGGTCTGGGATAAATAGAATGGAATATTTAAATTCTATTACCAACACTTGGAGACAGTCAGCTTGGGTTAGACATCGTATGTCTCCTAGTTACCCCTTCCAATTATCAAATGATTCAAGCATACACTACCACCCAGACATGACAAGAAGTATGCATACCGCACTTGAAGGATACTGTAAGAAGGTTCGTTTCGGAACAGCTAACTTATTACAAAGTTTAAATTATATGATCTCAGTAAAGTATATATTAGAGTCAAAAGGAATACCTTATTTGTTTTATAACTTAAGTGATGGGCAGATAAACCCAGTCAAAGAAACAATAGACAACAAAAGACTTGAAGGCGCAAACATTACTTGGGAAAATAAACAACTAAATTGGGCACACTATTGCAAAGAGCTACCTCACCTAGAGGAAGAAGGCTTTTATGATATGTGCAAAAGAAACAATGTGTCATTTGGACCAAAAGACCATCCCTTAGAGGAAGGAAATAGGCTAATGGCAAACAGAATTATAAAGGATATATATGATAAAAATTTGGATAAAGTCTTTAGTAAAGAAAATTAAAGCACTATGGTTTCAACTAAGAAATAGAAACAAGTACATAGAAGACACTCACATCTATGAGGACTAATAATTGCTATGATGTGAAGTTTGGGTGTACCAAACAAAAAATAGTTCTTGACAGATGCCCAAACTTTTTGTATAATATGTTATATATTTAGAAAGGAAACCGTAAGTGAAACAAATTATACCACCAACTAACTGTCCTTGTTGTGACTCTACATTAGAGTTCGTCAATGACCAGTTATTTTGCAAGAATACTCAGTGTTCTGCACAGTGGGATAAAAAAGTTGTGAACTTCGCTTCCACACTAAAGATAAAGGGACTTGGACCTGCAGCAATAACAAAGCTGAATATCCAAGACTACGCTGAATTATATGAATTAACTGTAGAAGATTTGCAGTCAAGACTAGGTTCAGTTAGATTAGGAGAGAAACTCTTTACAGAGATTCAGAAATCAGAATCGTTGACGTTGGTTAAGATACTACCAGCATTTTCGATTCCGCTTATCGGTCGGACAGCTTCTCAAAAATTATGCAATAGTATATCTCATATTGAAGATATCAGCGAGAAAACATGTTCTGAAGCGGGACTCGGTCCGAAAGCAACTGCTAATCTAATTAACTGGTTAGAAACTGAATATTACCCCAATGACTACAACAGCCTACCTTTCAACTGGAATAACAAGATAGTAGAAAAGACAAAGGTTTTAGGTGTTGTTTGTATTAGTGGTAGACTAAAAAGTTATAAAACTAAAGCTCATGCAGAGCAAGTGCTTAGTCAATATGGATTTGTCGTAAAATCAAGTCTGACAAAAGACGTGACCCATTTGGTAAATGAGTCTGGAGTCGAGTCAGCAAAAACAGAGACAGCTCGTGAACGAGGTGTCTTAATTATAACCAACCTAAAACATTTATTAGAGGATTAATCAAATGGCATTACCAAAATGGACAGACGAAAGAACATCAGAATTGACGTCTTTTGTCGGTGACGAAAGCCCTGTATCACAGGCAACTGTAGCAACTGCTGCAGAACAACTAGAAACTTCAGTAAGAAGTGTATCTAGTAAACTAAGAAAAATGGGTTTTGATGTAGAACTAGCTTCAGCATCAGCAACTAAATCTTTCTCAGATGAGCAAGAAGCTACTTTAAGTAACTTTGTAACAGATAACTCTGGCTCATACACATATGCAGATATCGCTGCAAACTTTGAAGGCGGACACTTTAGTGCAAAGTCTATTCAAGGAAAAATTCTTTCTATGCAGTTAACAGAACATGTTAAACCTGCTCCTAAAGTTGAGACTGTTAAGTCTTACAACGAGGAAGAAGAAAGCCAATTCGTTTCAATGGTAAACGACGGAGCTTTCATTGAAGATATAGCTGAAGGACTTGGTAGAAGTGTAAACTCTATCAGAGGAAAAGCTTTATCACTTCTTAGAGCTGGGGAAATCAACGCGATTCCTAAGCAAAAAGAAACTAAAGGTTCAAGCAAAGCTGATCCTTTAGCAGACCTAGATATCGATGGTATGACTGTCGACTCTATTGCTGATACAATCGGCAAAACAGTAAGAGGCGTGAAAACAATGCTTACTAGAAGAGGTCTACAGTGCAGCGACTACAATGGCGCAGCTAAAAAAGAAATAGGTTAATCTAACCTTTTCACCTTCGCGAGAGGCTCTACGGAGCCTTTCGTATCTTATAACCACTAAATTGTCTTGGGAGATTCAATTTGACACTAGAAAGTGCATTACTGAAGCAAATCTTGTCGCTTGGCGATTTTGATACTTGGAACGGTTTAAAACAACATTATTTTCCTGAGGGAGAATACCGCAAAATATGGGGTATTGTTGATAAACACGTATCAAAGTATAAAAATCTACCAACATTCGAGGAACTAAAACTAGAAGTTCGTTCTTCTGAATTACAAGAGAAAATATACGCTATCGAAACTGTTGAGACAGATGTCGATGCAGACCTATTGCTAGATTATCTCAAGAATCAATTTACCCAATCAGAAATACTAGGCTCAATCGAGTCGTATGTAGAAAACCAAATCGCAATATCAGACGCTAGAGAAAACATTGATTTACTTCAAGAGATAGTCGTGTCTGTAGAAGATAAAGTAGATACTCAGGATGCAAATGAGAGTATGGAAACGATTGAATTGTTTGATGATGATGAGGCTTATAAGAAA